GAACCCGACTAAGCCCTGAACCAGCAACTTGTCCCTTAACTCCTTGATCAGCGAAAGCGGCAAGAACAGCAACCCCTTCTTCTACATCAATCCCGAAACTTTTAAGCGCCGCACCGGCTTCGCTTGTTAGTGCTTCTGAAAATTGCTCTACCGAACCATTTGCTAAAGTGTTAGCCTTGACAAGAACATCTGATACTCTTACCATATTTTTCATATTGGCAATAGCGTCATTCTTAATCGTTAACCCGAGAGCAGATTGTGCGTCAGTTAATAAATCAGTAGCCCTAGCAAGATCAAAAGCACCGGCTTGAGCAAATTCAGCAACCTTAGGCATAGAAGCCATTGCCTCATTAGCGTCTAATCCAGCAGAAGCAAGATAGAAATAAGCGTCAGCGGCTTCACTGTGAGAAAAAGCCGTTGATTTGGCAACCTCTCTAGCCACCTGTTCCATTTCTTTCTCTTGCTCTATTGTAGCGTCCATTATAGCAAGTGACTTAGTCATCGAGTTATCAAAAGTCGATGCCATTTTAACACTAGCAGCACCCATCGCAACTATTGGCAGAGTTAGTCCCATTGTCATTCCTTTCCCAATGCTTTTCATCTTAGCCCCAGTAGTAGCAAGACTACTTCCGGCTTTCTTAAAAATACCTGACGCCCTGTCAATCGCTGTAATAATTATCGAAAGGTTTGTAGTTCCGCCAAGAGCCATAATTTATTTTTGCTTAAGTTTCTTGAATTCTTCTAACAAAGCAGACACAAAGTCCCACCTTTGAGCATTATATTCTTGCTCTGTCCAACTCATCAAAGAACAAACCCTTGCTTTTAGTCCTTCAAGGTCTGTTTTTTTTTCATTCCTTGACCAAAAGAAGTTGCCTCAATAAGCTTCGTGACATCAATAGTGTCTAACTTCTTGATGTTATCAAGCGTAATAGGCAACTCCTTATCCTGTTCATCAGTTAAATTCCAAGCCACAATCATTCTACTTAAAGCCCTTAATGTTCTTTCAACATCACTGGTCGAGTTATTACCATAGACATATTCCATATCTCCGGCTAATAAACCGTTCCTAATCGTGACCTCGCTTCCTTCTATGGAATTGATAGGAAGTTTAATTTCTTCTCGAGTATCTTTTAATTGTGGCATAGTTTTTAATGTTAATTATTATGCGTGGTCGTATTTCTCTATCTCGTTGACAAGAGTAATTTCTATTGCTCTTGCTGGACTGCCCTCGTCATAGTGAATCTTAATCTCTACTCCTTCCGTCACTATATCATCAAGCGGTCTATCTGAAGTCCAACCCTCGAAGCTAACCTTTGGGAAATCAATCGTGAGTTTAGGGTGTTGGCTTGGATCAGTTCCAATCATAATATCAGTTCTTTCCATTTCTATTCTCATCGCCTTATAGTTCCCTCCGGTATAAAGTTCTCTTTCACTCTTGTAGTAGAAACTCATCTCTGCTCCTTCTAAGTCAGTATTAACATTTGTATCAACAGTTCCGTCAGCGACACTTGAAATGATATGAACGTGATATGTCCCAGTAGTCCAAGTGAATGGCAATATAGCAGTATTGTATCCTACTAAAACATCTGCGTTCTTAATAGTTTCCGAAGCTATCAAATCATTAGCGGCATTGTGAACGACTATTGTCCAATCGCCAGTTCCCTTAGCTAAAACCTTAAATACAACTTTCGTTTGGTATTTTTCGGTTGGAGTAAAGGTTTGTATGTCGGTAGCTACTTCGCTAATAGTTGTTCCTGTTGTGTAGGCAGTTGCTCCAGTTCCTCCGATTGTTTGGTCTAAGTTATCAATGAAGTCAGCTTTTAGAGTAGCTTTTAAACTCTGTAAAAGAGCTAAAACATTACCCGGATTTAATTCTCCGATGTTTTGATTTACTCTTGCGTTATTATCTCCTGAAAAACTAAATTCTTTCAAACTTAAAGCGGCAGCGCCAGTCAGGGCTGTCTTGGTCAAAGCCCAACTAGCAGCAGAATCAGCAAACTTCACGACGACATCTTGATGCCTGAAAACATAATCAGTTGCACAAAATGAAACCACGTGAGCCGCGCCAGCTTTTTCTTCTTCCTTTGAAGCCAAGAATCCCACTGTTGCATTTACCAAATCATCAATAGGAGTTTTTATCTCTAAGGTTTTCACAAGAGCCAATCCGTAGTTATAGTCCTGCGAATTAGGTTGTGATAATCCCAAACTCAATGAAGGGTGTTCTGGGTTCTGCGGTAAAACTTCAAACAAATGACTCCAAACCGCAGCGGCTTCTACGACAGAGGGCGTTGTTTTTCCAAGCCAACTCTTTAATAGATAGCCGAATGAACCGCACCTTACATTAAATTCCAAATCTCCTTCTGCTCTCTTTTGAATTATCTCTGATCCTTGCGTATCAATTCCACTTGCCCTCGTTTCTTTCAACTCAACTTTCTCAATGATAGGAGTAATGCCTGTTGGCGTTCTCCCCGGAATCCAAGCCTGTGGTGCTACAACAGTTCCTCTAGCGGTTGGATTCTCTGTTCCTACTCCGATATTTATGTCTTCTCCTCTTATGTAAGCCATATTTATTTATTAGCGTTAATTATCTTTTTTGCTTCTATAAGATTTTTCGCTCTTACAGTTCGACCTTGTAGAGGAAAATTCCAAAGAGGTAAAATCTTTGGGATCTCCTTCTTTGCTTCTTTTTGTGGCTCTTTATCTGGTTGAGCCTCTTCCGTTTTGAATCTCCTTTTGGTTGATTCGTCCATAATAATAAAGTTAATTTTTAATTATATCCCCGACTTAGGATATTTTATGTTGTCTCGACTATCACATCACAGCTTAAAGTAAAAGTTGCCGCTCTTGCTTCACCCCCTCCATATTCTACAAAATCCCAAACAGAAGGAGTTGGCTTGACGTGAAGTAGTCTATCTACGATCAAGGCATTTTTCTTATCAAACAATTCTATTAACTCATCGACCGAACTGCTTAATAACTTTTCTACATCTATTTGTTTTTCTTCTCCTAAATTTTTAAGAACATAAACTCTGAAAACAAAAGTTCTGTGCCTTCCTCCGGCTGTATTCTGATAAGTGCTTTCCAATGATTCCGGCATAACTACGACTGCTGGCATTTTTTCAATCTCTGATGGCGACCAATATGCTTCTCCAATATGACTAATCGTTCCGGCTGTAATAGCAGCGTTTATCTTATCTATAATTGCCTGTCTAAGAACGCTAAAGCCTATCATAATTTTCTATCAAAATAATTAGTCCAATATTTTCTATTAAAATTTGTTCTCATATGGCAACTGCGACAAAGCGTAATCAGATTTTCTGGGTCACAATTCTTTTTATCATAATCAATATGATGAACTGATAATGCTAGTTCTTCCCCACATAACTGACAAATATAATGGTCTCGTTCCCTAATAGCTTTCTTCAATGTTTCTGTCCAATCGATTGTATATGGCTCATAAGATTTTCCGCCTCTCCAAACAGGACTATTTTCGCCTATTCTTTTTTTATTAGCTTCACTTACCCAAGGTTTTTTCATTCCTTTGTGTCCCCTTCTCATTTTTCCCAAAGTTTCAGTAGAATAAATTCCCTTTTTCCCTTTGTTCCAAGGAGTTTTTCCTTTCATTTTTTCAGAATGCCTAGGGTTCTTCTTTCCTTTTTTCACTTTGCTTAAATTTTCTTTATGTTTCTTTGAAAATCTTTTATCTTTCCAATATCCTTTATTTCCTTTTGTAAATGGCATATTATTTTGCTAGTTTTAGAGTAATTTGATTTATTGCTTTTTGGAAAATTAACCTTACTTGTCCTCCTGACTTCTCTGCTCCTATCTTCATAAATTGCCTAACCGTTCCTGGCTTCTTGGGAGGCATTGATAATGGCCAGTTTCGTGTCCCTTCGTGAACATAGCCGCTATAAGGCGCGTGAGATACAATTCTACCAGAAAAAGGAGTAAACTCTGTCCTGATGTTGCTTCTTAGATAGCCCGGAGTGTGTGTTGGCGTTGACCTTCCTTGACTAACTGGAGTAATAATCTTTGCTTCTCTGCTAACCAAAAGAGTTGCTAGCTTTATCGCCTTTCCTACTTGTGTCTTGACAACCAACGGAGATAATTTGAAAGCGGTCTTTAGCTTTTCTAGTCCCTCTATTTTAATTGAAAAGGGCGTAGCTTCCATTTACTCTTTAATTTTTTCTATTATGATTTCCAAGTGATCAACCGTTTGCGTTCCCTCGTATTTCTTTATGCCTCTAACATCATACTTTTCGCTATCAATCGTTACCCTATTCGTTGCCTGAATATCTGCTCCTAGTTCTGCGTAAAGATTATATGCCTTACCCATAATCCCTTCTGCCTTAGCAATTTGTTTCTGCTCATTATTTAAGGGCAAGAACATCACTGTTGCCGTCCCCACATCCTGCCAAGTTTTAATGTTCGGATTTACCGCGTCTGCTGTCAATCTAGTAATTGCGATTGTCTTATTAGTTTTCATACTACGATTAGTTTATATCTCTCAATAATCCTTTTAGCAGTTTCAAAATCCTGCCAAGAAGTTTGTTCTTTGTAAGCAACACTATAATCTCCAATCTTCTCTGATTTGATTTCACCTGACATATCTCCTGAAAAGTTTATAATCCCGGCTACCAAAACTGTCGCTGCGAATCCAATATCTGCCGGACAATCAACTGAATAACCCCACTTAGCACTTATGATTATATTTTGCTCATCTTTAGTAAAGACAAGTCCAGCGTCGTCTTTCAATTTAATTCTTGTTTTAGGAGTTTCATTGGCCGGATAAATAAAGTAGTCATCAGTGTCCACCGCAGTTCCGTCAATGGTCAATGAATCAATACTAACGCACTCATCAATAAAAAGATTAAGACCTCCGACACCATCATAGGTTTTGTTGCTTGCTACGCTATCAGCAATAAAAACTCTACCTGTTTCTTGTTCGATAAACTTCTCCGTTCGAGCAATCCACTCATTAACCCGATCCTCAAAGTCATCAATAATATCAACCAAAAGATAATCTTCTATTCGCGCTATTGTACAATATCCTTTTGGGACTAACATAATTTACTTTTAACTATTATAAAATTTAACATAAGGATATTTTTGTTTCAAATATGGATACATTCTTTTAATAGCCCTAGCAACGTCTGTTCCTATTCCTAAATCTGCTATAAGTATTCCTAATGTCTGAATTGATAATATCTCTACGCCTACTCCTGTATCTGCTAAAGCCAACTTGATCAATAATTCAACCGCTTCAACGGCAACCCCACTATCGCTAATTGATATTTTTCTTAAAATATCTACAACTTCGCTTCCAACACCAGAATCGCTAACTGCCATTTCTGCTAAGACCTTGATTATATCCGCTCCTGTTCCTGTGTCAGTTAGAGCAATTTGGCTTAATAAGCTAACTATTTCAGAACCAACTCCCGAATCTTGAATCGCCATTTTAGTAAGAATCTGAATTGCTTCTGTTCCCGCGCCTGAATCTGTAATAGCTAAACCAGCCAATACCTTTATTATATCACTTCCTGTCCCTGTGTCGAATAAACTTAATTGGACTAATAACGAAACTATATCATTTCCAACCCCGGTATCAGCAACAACCATTTTGATAAGAACATCAACAACCTCACTTCCTACGCCACTATCACTAATTATTGAATGAGATAATACGCTTATTGCTTCTGTTCCTATGCCCGAATCAGATAAAGCTAATTGGACTAAAACATTAACTGCTCCTGTCCCTATTCCTGAATCAGTTATGACCATACTGCTCAAAACACTAACTATCTCACTTCCAATCCCTGAATCTTGAATTGCTAACCCAGTAAGTATATTGATTGCCTCGCTTCCAATCGCTGTGTCGCTGATTGCTAACTGGGTTAATATAATGACCGCCTCTGTCGCTACTCCCGAATCTGTAACAGCTATCTTTGACAATATCTCTAATGATTCTGCTCCTGTTCCAGTTTCAGACAATAAAATCTTAGTTAGAATACTCACAATCTCACTTCCGACCCCACTATCCTCTATCGCCATTTTCGAGAGAACCTGAACTGCTTCTTGTCCTGTTCCGCTATCTTGTAAAGACAATTCTGTTAGGATCGCTAATGCTTCACTGGCAACTCCTGATTCAGATACCATTATCTTTGAAAGTATGCCAACAACTTCCAATCCTACTCCTGAATCTGACTGGCTAATAATCTCAATCCAACTCACCGCTTCGCTTCCTAGTCCTTCATCGGTCAAAGCTAATTGAACTAAAACCTTTAATATCTCGCTTGCTGTTCCGCTATCAACCACATCAACACATTTAGAACAATATACTATATCTGCTCCCGCGGCAGTCTCGGCAACAAGTATTCTAATTAAAAAGGTCAATGATTCAGTCCCTATCCCTGTTTCACTAACGAGAATCCTACTAACGCTATTTATAAT